CTTGAATGTTCTTGCTCTTGCTGTTGCGGTTCAACCGATTCAGCCATGATGGTTAGGAAGACCGTCGCTTGTCATGCTAGAGATTTTTGCGGCTGTGACAGGTGCCAGCGTTACTGCTGCTGCGATGTCAATAAACAATGCAGGTAGGCAGAATCTGCAAACCCGTGAAACGTTGGCACGGCTAACGATTGCGGTCGAAAATCTTGCTGAGCGTTTAAACGTGTTTCACGATGACGTTATGCGTAAAGACAGCGAAGTTTTTCAAAGGTTGCGAAATTTAGAAGCTGCAGTTGCAAGGCTTGAAGCGAAACAGGAACGCACTTAGACTTGGCGCGTTGCAGATTTGATCATGCTGCTGTTATTCAAGCCGATCTTGATGTCATTCATCAACAGCAGGGCTGTGCGCCAGCTGGTGATTGATCTGCTGAAAGCTGCAGCTAAACAATCAACCAATACGGTCGATGATCAACTTGTTGCTCTTGTTGAGCGCAATCTGCTTGGTCCTAATGCTTGATCTGCTTAAATACTTCGAGCACTTCAGGCTCGGCAACCCATATCAACACGCAGCCATTGCGCAGCTGCAAGAGGATTTGCCGCAGCATCTAAAGGATGAAGACGCGGAATGGTTGCAAGCATGGAAAGCTGCAGGCGTTGAGCAGCAAGTCCATGCGCCGTATTATCACCAGCTGTCATCAGAAACTGGTTACGGCTACCGCGAGTGTTTTTCTGCGGTGAGTGCAATGGCTGCAGCCTTTCATGGTCGCGTCAACAGCTTTGATTTTTACAACCGCATTAGAAAGCGCCTTGGCGATACAACATCAGTTGATGTGCAGCTGAATGCGCTGCGCACTTTGGGCCTTGACGCTGAGTTCAGGGCTGATGGCACGTTTGATGATTTAGAGAACGAAATTGATGCCGGTCGTCCGGTCATTGTGATGTATCTCGACAAAGGATCTGTAAGTGATCCTGTATGTAATGACGATGGTTGCGGTCATGTTGTTCTTATCGTTGGTTACAACCGTGAAGAGCTAATTATTCATGATCCAATGGGCATTCCAGACCTAATAAATGGTGGTCACAAAAATCGTGAGCGTGCTGATTATGTGCGAATTAGTCGTCAAGCATTCAAGCCCAGATGGGAAGTTGAAGGCCATGGCACAGGATGGATGATTATTACGCAATAGATCGCCGCAGATAAACTGAATGCAGGGCAACTGCATGGATCATGAGATCAACGAAACGGTTCTAGTTCCACGCAAGAAAGCCAAGGAACGTTTCCGCAGTTCAATACATAGTGCATGGGGTTGGGCTTGTGCATATTGCGGTCGTGAATTATCTGAGCGAGATGCAACCTTAGATCACGTCAATGCAAAAGCAAATGGTGGCCTGACAGTACGCGAAAACCTTGTCAGTTGTTGCTTGGGTTGCAACAGCTCTAAAGGCCATCAGGATTGGCATGAGTGGTATCAGCAGCAAGAGTTTCACGAAAAGTGCCGTGAGCGATGGATTGAAGATTGGGTAGAACAATAGTAAAATTAAACGTCGAACATTTTTAATGACTGTTCTTGCTGACTGGCAGATCCGCAGCTACTGCGAAGGTTCTCAAATGGTTCATCCCTTCGCATTGGATCTGCTTAATCCAGCATCGCTTGATGTGCGTCTTGGGTTTAACTTGATGATTGAGGTTGCAGATACGCCAGAGCTGCAACGCATTGATATTTCAGACCGTACAGAAGAGAATCCATATCTGCTTCAGCCTGGTGAATTTTGCCTTGCTGAGACGATCGAAACCTTCAACCTGCCTGATACAATCAGTTGTCAATTTGTTCTTAAAAGCAGCCGCGCCAGGAGTGGCGTAAATCATCTTTTGGCCGGATGGTGCGATCCGGGTTGGCATGGCTCAAAGCTTACGCTTGAGTTAAAGAACGAACGTCGCTTCCATGATATTGCGCTCTACCCAAATCTCAAGATTGGGCAAATGGTGTTTCACTTCATGTCTGAAGTGCCGGCTAAATCTTATCGCCAGACCGGTCATTACAACAATCATCTGACCGTGATGCCAGATATTGTTGGGCAGAAGACAGCTTAAAACGATGTCTCCACATCTCTAAAAGCTGGTCATACCAGCACTTTGCTTGCCATTCTTGATAGTGCTCTCGGGTCATTCCGGCATAAGAAACACGGTACAATTTTCCATATTTCGTTTCAATTACGTCTAGTCTTGGTGCTGCGTCTTCGGTATTCTGCGGCAAAGCGTTATTTTCCATGGCTTGGGCTGGATGGCAATGGATGTCTGTTGAACTTCCCTTAGAGGAGCAACTGGCGATAGAGAAGCAAGTTCGTGCAGTGCACGATCATATTGATACTAAAGAAATTGCCGAATTGTGCAGCTCACTGATTAGGCAGAACTACCATCAACAAAAGCTGCTGCAGCAAGCGATAACCCGAATCAGAAATAACGCTGAATGATTTCGTATTCTCGATCGTTCAATGTTTCCAGCGCGCTATTTATAGCTTCATAATTTGCTGATTTGATTGCCATGTTTTCAGTATCAGCATAGGACGAGGGGTCTGGTATTTGCTGCAGCAATGGTGAACCATCATCGTGGCACAACATATCAAGGCTTCGATGTTGTTTTGCTCTTTCAAACCAAAGCATAATTTCTTCAATAGGCCGCTCAGCTTGCTCACTCATTTCCTTAAGTGTTGGCCTGCGGTGATTTAGCTGTTCGAAATCATTCATCCATTTGCAAAGACGATTGATTTTTTCTAGCGTGTTTTGTGGCAAGCGCACAACACGGGATGACGTATCTATCGCCCTGGTGATGCTTTGCCGAATCCACCAATAAGCGTAGGTGCTGAATTTATATCCACGCGTTCCATCATATTTCTCAGTGGCGCGTTGCAATCCCATGCAACCTTCCTGCACAAGATCTGGCAGTTCTAGGATTGTTCCTTCAATTCGTGGTGCATATTTACGGGCAACATTGACAACCAGTCGTAGGTTGCCGTTCATCAGTTTTTCCTTTGCACGATGACCTGAGCGAACAATCCTTTGCTCTTCTTTTGTTAATGGATCTTTTTGCAGATCGCGCTCTTGCAGCAGATCTTGCATCGCAAAGATACGACGCGACAGCTGGATTTCTTGCTCAGCAGTGAGCAGAGGATACTTGCCGATTTCATTGAGAAACTGTCTAAATGAATCGGCCATAAAAAAAGCTGCTACCGGCAAAGGGTAACAGCTTGCGAAACTAGCGTCTAGAAATCAAAACGGCATGTCTGAATTTGTCGCATTGTCTTCGCGTGCAGGGAGAGTGAAATCGCTGACGTTCACATTGAGGCTTTGCTTTTCAACGCCGTCTTGATTGGTGTAGGTGTTTACCCTGCCTTGACCAGCAATAGTGATCTTTGCACCTTTGCGCAGATATTGGGTGACGACTTGAGCGCGTTTGCCCCATACAGTGCAATTCATCCACGTCGTTTCATCTTTGCCAGTGCGTGCAGCAAGGCTAAATGTCGCAACTTGATCGCCTCTGACTTCTTTTAGTTCAGGGTCTTTGCCGAGGTTGCCGTGAGCGGTGATGTTGAGCATTGATCAGTTGATGGGTGTGATGTTGTTGGATTGCTCCCAGGCGAGAACGTCTGCGAGCTTGTAGCGAATCATTGGCGCTTTTGGTGAAAGACCAAGGGGACCAACTCTGTAGAAGGCTGGCCCTTGTCCACGAGAACGCCAACGCTTGATGGTGTCGGGCTTTAGGTCATAGCGAACGGATAGGTCTTCGGTAGTTAAATAAGTGTTGATGTCGTCAGGGTCGATCATTTTTCAAATTCTTTCAGCTCTGATTCTTTGTTGAGCAGCAGCTTCAGCAGGTCATCGTATTCCTGCTTGCTGATGTCTTTCTTTTCAAATCGCTCAGAAACACGCTTGCTGAGATCCGAAAGTGATTCCAGCGTCTTTGCTGCTTTGATCGCCTTTTGCCCAGCCTGGAAGGCTTGAGATGCAACCGCTTGTTTTACGTTTGCAGGTTTGGTCTGGGCTGGTGTTGTCTTGTTTGATGGCGGCAGATCAGGGACATCATCTGTGTCCATATCGGCCACGATGCCCAAGATTGAGCAGATCGAGAATCTGCGTTGATAGGTAACGGCTTTGCCCCATTCCTGAGTCATGTTGCGGCCATCGCACATGATCAACTTGCAGGAGCTGGATAGCGTCTCGCCGCTTTCGTGATGCAGCGTTGTGACCAGCGAATCATCAAGGAACGTTTGAGTGATCGCCAAGCCGTTTGCGTGCAGTGCAGGCGTCACAGTAGACAGCACATTCGCTAGATCAGCAAACTTGCCGTAGTTGGCGCGTGCATTCTTTTCGATCTTGTCCACGGCTTT